TCAACAAGAAGCAATAGCAAAAGCAGCAGGTTTAACTAAAGAACAACTTGCCCAATCTTTAATAGACAGAGAAGCCCTACAAAAACTCTCAGGAGTTGAAGGTAAAGATGCTAAGGAAAAATTTGATAACTTAGTTAAGCAAGTAGGAATGGAAGAAGCTAAAAAACGTTTAGGAAACGAACAATTAGCTACCCAATTTCAACAACAATCAGTACAAGAACGTTTTACTCAAGCTGTAGAAAAATTAAAAGAAGTATTTGTTCAAATAGCCGAACCTATTTTAGCTATTGTTTCTCCATTAGCTAATTTAGTATCCGCAGTATTACCTGCTTTTAACATACTTCTCCAACCTATTGTATTTGCAGCTCAATTATTAGCTGATACATTTTCATATGTATCTAATCTAATAACATCTTCCACCCCAGCACTAGTTACTTTTGGGGCTGTGTTAAGTGGAATTCTTATAACTCAACAAGCTATAGCATTTCAAAAGAAACAAGGTTTCTTATATGATACATATTCATATGCTATGAAACAAAAAGATTTAGCAATTTCTGGGTTAATAAATGCTAAAGAAATAATAGGAAATGCTCTTTCAAAAAAGAATCTTATTTTAGGAATAGCAGAAGCTGCTATGGGAGCATTTAAGGCTATGACAGCTATTCCTATTGTAGGCCCAATTTTAGGAGCGGCTGCTGCTGCAAGTGCAGTAGCATTGGGATATAGTCTTATGAAAGGTGATGATATCCTATCTCCACCTCCTGGAGGTGGTGGGTACGGTAAACGTACCTTATTTGGCCCTGAAGGTGCAATAGCATTAAATGATAAAGATACCATTGTAGCTACAACAAATCCAATAGGCAAAGCAGATGATATGGTATCAGCCCCTAAAGGAGCACTTACTGTATCTAATAAAACAACCCCTCCTCCACCACCACCTGACAATAATGCTATAATGTTAGCAGAAATGAAACGTGGAAATGATCAACGAGAAGAACAATTAAAACTCCAAAAGAGAGATAGTACAGTATCAACAATTAGAGTTCAATAATATATAATATTTATAATAAAATAAGAATCATGGGACTATTAACAAAATTAACAACTGAAGGATCAAGTTTAAGTGAATTTGATGGACAAACTCCACCTGTAACAAATACGAATACTCCACAATCAACATTACATTACGAGTATTCAATTAATGGTAACCCAAATATGCCTGGGTATCCAACACCTTCACAATTAGACTTAAATGGAGTAACTCCACCACGTTATTCTGATAACCTTCCAGGTTAAAAGTATTAGATGGGTCTTTTAATTAAATTACAGAATGGGGATACCTCCCTTAAATCTCTTAAATTTGGTCACGATAGACCAGGAGGAGGAGATAGTGGACAACCCTACATTCAAAAACCATTTGATAGAATTGATTTAGAAAATAAAGATTTTCTTTTACGTGGTGGAATTAATGCACCTATAGATGCGGCTGAAGATGTTTTACGCTTAACTAAATATTTCTTTGATTTTAGAAACCCAAGTGGACTTTTATTTACAGCTAAACAAAACATTTTATCTAGAACATCAGTAGCTACTGAAGCCAGCATTAGCCCAGGATATGGAAATTTTCCAAGAGGACCACTATCTTGGACAAGAGCACCATTAAATCAAGGAATATACACGCCAATCTCAACATTAGCTGAAGCAGGCACTGTCTATATTGGTGAACATGTTAATACATTTGGTATTAACCCATTTACCCCAGTAGCGGGTATCCCTCAACCTCCTGGATTTTTTACTAATATTTCATTAGTTAGATATGAAGATGTAATTAGAGGGGAAACTAATTTAACTAAAAGAGTTGAAGTTGAAACATTAAAACCTGTTAAAAAGAAATTTCAAGGTTCAGTTCCTGCTTTTGGTCCTTATAGTAGAGCTCCTAAATTTATTACTGTTCTTGAACCTGTAAAGGAAAAAGTTCGAGTTCCAATCGGAGCATATGAAAACCGTTTAATATATCTTTGGGAAAAAGATATGATTACCACAGATAATGCTGGAGGTAATTTGCTAGAATATTCTGGAGGACCAGGATCTGTTTTAGGTATAGGAAAAACTAAAATTAAATTTGCTAAAGGTCAAAGAACAGGTATTAACAATCCATTATACGTTACTGAACAAGATTATTTTTATAAAGGAGGAGTTAGACTTCATGATTATGATGCTACAATAAACTATAGTGGTTTATTACAAGCAAGTGTTGCAGGTGATCTTACAAATGAACAAATAGGAATTGATGAAAATGGTAATTTGACTCGTTTATATGGACCTCATGTAGGGCACTCTGTTTTACGTTCTGGTTCAAATTACACTAACCAAGATTTAACCACTTCATATTTAATTGGAAAACCATATGATCAAATAACCCCTACAGAATGGAAACTTCCTGTAAATGCTACATTAAGATATAATTCATCTTCATTATCTGATCAAATTCCTATTTTATATGATCAAAATAACCCAACATATTTAACTCCTGATGTTATATCATATCAATATAATTTTGATCCAAGTGTTTATACTCCTGGAACATTAATTCCAATAAGTGATATAAAAACATATTTAACTAAAGAAGATTTAAGTTTAAATATTTTAGGAAGAAATGCAAGTGTAGCTAGTAGTTCATATTATTCTCCAATTAACCAAAAGTTAACAGAATTTGGAAGAAAATTAGTTGTTGATTCTATATACACTGAAAAAGGGTATTTTGAGGCTAAAGATCCAACCCCCAACACTACAAAAATATTAGGACGTTATTCCTCAGCTGCAACTTTAGCTACCGATCCTAGATTAACCGGATCTTCAGATGATGGATCTACTGATAGTGAAAAACCACCTATTCTTAATGCAGGAGCAGAAGGATATTTAGCTAACTTAAATAAAAACGCTGGAACATATTTTGATGAAAAGAAAAATACAATTGTAAGTTTTCATAACCCTATAAGAGTAGGAGGAAGAGGAATTTCTGTTGATTTTAGACATGTTTCAAGAAGTGTAAGAGGATTTAATGATAATCCTAATGGTTCGTACGATTATATCTCAACACCTAGTGATTATAAAACAGCAAATACCTTAGATAGGATATACTATTCAGCAGACTCTAAAAGAACATCAAACCCAATAAACTCAGGAAATGATATTATTCCTTTTAGAATTACTATTGTAAATCCTACAGCACCTTCAACATCATTTGATACTCTTAATTTTAGAGCATATATTGATGACTTTTCAGATGGGTATGATAATAGTTGGAGTAATCAAACTTATATAGGCCGAGCAGAAAAACAATATAAATACAATTCATTTGAAAGAACAATTTCATTAGGTTTTACTATTGCAGCTGAAAGTGAAAGTAATCTTAAAATGATGTATGCTCAATTAAATAAACTTGCCTCTTCACTTGCTCCTACATATACTTCACAAGGTTATATGGCTGGAAATTTACATAGACTTACATTAGGGAATTATGTATACGAACAATGGGGAATTATGAATGGAGGGTTTACATACGAAGTTGGGAATGATTCAAATTGGGTAACAGATTCTGGAAGACAATTACCATTCTACATTAAAGTTTCAGGAATTAAATTTACTGTTATTCACAACTTTAGACCTGAATCATGGTTTAATAACCCCCATCAGTATATTTATCAATCCCCTATAGCACCAAAGGATGTAAATAAACCATTCCCAACACCACCACAAACACCAACTACTCCCGAAAAACCTCAATAAAAGATGGCTCGTTATTCACCTATATCAATAATAACAACAACTGAAGATCCTAAAAGAAGGTATGTAAGAGTAAAATACCCTGACATCCCCCGTGATTTTTCAGATATTTATGTGTATACTACTCAAGGTGACAGATATGACTTATTAGCTTTATCTTATTATAGTAATTCATCTTTATGGTGGATAATAGCTAGAGCAAATGCGGATGTAACTATTATGGATTCCCTTTACCCAAATGTAGGAATTCAAATACGAATCCCAGGCCCTTCAAGAATATCTTCTATATTGAGTGATTATGAAACTTTAAATTCTTAAAATTGTTATGGCAAATATAATCGGAGAACCATTATCATCTTATGTGGTTAACCAAATCAATACAAGACAAAAAGTTCATGGCTCAGGTACTCCTGACAATCCTCGTACTCCTGAATATTTAGCATATTTAAATTCAAAAACTGCTTGGATTAAAATGGCTTCTGGTGTTGCTATTAAACCTGAAAGATTAGCTGCTGAAAAAGATAGTTTAGGAAATTCAATGTTAGATAATTATTCTTACATGGAATTAGCTAAAAACTTTGTTTTATTTGATGGAGTATCTCGTCTTAATGGTACTAAATTAAACCCTAGAGGTACCTCCACTACAGCAAATAATATATGGGACTGGTATGAGGGTACATATAATATTAATTCAACCTTCTCCAATAATTCAGTAACAGGAGAATTTGGTTTAGTTCCAATGCCAGGAATTGAAAGTGTAGATGTTAAATGTCAAAATAGAGGATCAACTAAAAAAGTTTCGGTTAAATTAAAATGTTATAGCCCCGAACAATTCAAAATTATTGATCTTTTATATTTAAGGATTGGTTATACTATGTTTCTAGAATGGGGATGGAATCCATACATGGAAGATAGTTCAAACATGGTATCAGATTACTTTACTTTAATAGAACAAGAAGGTCAAGGATTTTTTGATTGGACTTATTGGAAATCAAAGTCTTATTTAGGTTTTCTTAAACGAATTGAAAATACAAGAGCTAAACATAGAGGAAACTATGATGGTATCTTATGTAGAGTAACTAATTTTTCATGGACATTTTCACAAGATGGCTCTTATGATATTGGAATTGAATTAATTAGTTTAGGAGATGTTGTAGAATCACTAAAAACTAACCTAACCCCTTCATATCAAGTATTAAAATTTATTGATGAAGCTTATAAAATATTTAATGATAATTATGAAGAAGAAGAAACCAAAGATGCTCCCCCATCTGCTATTGATAATATAATCTCAGCCTATTTCTTTGTTCAAAAATTAATTGTTTATCAAAATAGAACAAATGGAGGTTCATATGAGTATTGGACACAACGTCAAATTCCTATTTTTGCTGGGGGGCAAAGTTTAGAACTTTGTAGTATATTTGTTAAAGGTTTAGTTACTGGACAATTTACTAGTGTTGATTTTTCTCCATACTTTGAAACCTCTGGTGAAATTAGAAAATGGGTAACAGATAATTACCCAAATGCAACTGAACTCACTAACGAAGAAACATTCCAGAATACTAGTGCTACTGGGACATATTTTTTTGTTAATACTGGGGATAGTGAAAATCGTGCTGTTATAAAAAGTACTTTAGATCCTAATGATTTTGCAACTGATGATAAAAATCCTAAAGATATAGTATATTTTAACTATAACACTCAAAAAGATGATGAAGATACTTTAAATGATGAAGGTTTTTATATTCGATTTGGTCACTTACTAGATTATATTAACCAATTTATTCTCCCTAAAATTGAAGGGACATCATCCAACCGTGGAGAAGCTTCTCTTTTAGAAATTGACTCAGGGCAATGGAGTAATAAAATGTACACTATGCCTTTTCAGGTATCTTTAGACCCTAGAGTTTGCATAGTTCATACTAAAGAAAAAGTTAATTCTAAAGAATTTTATACTTCTTTACCTGTATGGAAAAATGAAAATAAAGGATATGCTTACCCAATGAACATTTATTTAAGTTTTAATAAAGTAAATGAACTTATTTCTTCCAATTTAGATGAAGAAGGAAATTTAGGATTATTTGATTTTCTTTCTTCTATATGTACTGAAATAAATAAAGCCCTAGGAGGAATTAATAATTTAGAACCAGTAATAGATGAAACCACTAATATTCTTAAAATAATTGATGGAAGTTACTCCGTAGTTAATCAAGATCCAGGATATGCTTTAGAAATATTTGGGTATAATCCAAATAATCCAAATGGAGAAGGTAAAACAATGTCTAATTTTGTTCGTAATTTTTCAATTAAAACTGAAATTACAAATGATTTTGCAACAATGGCTTCTGTAGGTTCAACTGCTGGAGGTTATGTTAAAGGAACAGAAAATACAATGTTTTCTAAATGGAATAAAGGTTTAATTGATAGATTTAAAGAAAAACTTATTCCTGGAGACAAAAATTCTAGATTTAAAGAAGGAGAAAAACCAGAACCAAGTGAAATATATTACACTGAGTTTTGGAATAGAAAATATAGTGCTTTTGGGTTAACTATCCCTATAGATATTGAAGATGATATTTGGACCGGGGATCAACCTTCATTGTTGCCTGAAGTTATAGATAGAAATATTTCTGTAGTAACAGAATTTTACAAATACTGCCAAGCTTTACTTCAAGAAAAAAAAGCAAATTATGCTTCCCCAACTAATGGATTTATCCCTATTAGTTTAGGATTAACTTTAGATGGTATCTCAGGAATTAAAATATATAATGCTTTAAATGTTGTAACTAGAGTATTACCTCAAAATTATCCAAATGCATTAAAATTTATCGTTAAAGGAGTTAATCATAAAATTAGTCAAAATGACTGGGAAACTAGTATTGAAACTGTAGTTATAGCTCAAAACGAAGACGAAAATAAATCTATCTTTACATACGAAGAAATATACAATATTGTTAGAACAGCTATTTTAGAAGGTAAACAAGCAGCAGAAGAAGAAGTAACATTTGAAAATGTAAATAATCTTATAACAAATGCAGCAAATGGTCAACTTCCAAATAGAACTTCACCAAACCAATCAACTGCCCCAACCACAAATCCACCCCAAGGCAGTGGAGTAAACCCATCAGGATATGGAGATCAATATGGCGTTTGTGGGACTCCTGAAAAATATGATACAAGTAAAATAAGTAAAAATGATAAAGTAAACCAAACAGAAGCTAAAAAAATACTTGATAAAGTTATATCAAATGTTGTTTTAGATATAGAAGGTTCATCTCGAAGTATATGTGCTGCTTATGTAAAACGTATAGCCAAAACATACTTTTCTTACTACAATAAACCAGAATTAAATCTTTCAGATATAACGTCTTGGAAACAATCCTCAGTAAGTGTTGGGGGTCTTCACGCTAAAAACAAAAGTACTCATGACTGGCTAATTAGCTCCTTCGGTTACACTAGAATAAAATTAGGCAAAAACTTATCAGCATCAGAAGCAAAAGCTTTAATAAATTCAGTAACGTATAATGTAGGAGACATTGTTTCATATTGGGATCATAGTGGAAGTACTGAAGGAAAACAAAAATACGGCCATATTCAAATATATACTGGTGGTTCTGGAAAAACTTGGGTATCTGATTTTAGACATAATTCTTTTGTTTACGGTAGTAAAGGAGGTTGTTGGGATGTAATTTATTTAAAAGCACCTAATAAAAAAGAACCTAAAATAAAATAAAAATGTATTATCCAAAATCACAAATAAAAACTAATTTATACACTAATGGGGGAGAATATGTTTTAGCTTCAACAAAAGAATCCTATAAAGGATATTACTTTGAAACATCCTCAGGAAAAAGATTTACAGGAAAAGCTCCACAAGATGGAACAAATTCTCCTCTTATTAAATTAGGAAACCCAATAAATCCAATCAATCCAACCCTTCCATCACCTACTGATCCTATAATATATGCATTAGAAGGAAACAAGGGAGATAATGATTTAGATGTTGGGCTGGATCCTAATGAATATTTTGATTTAAATAATTCATCCTATTTCCCATTAAGATTTCTTCCTCAATCTAATCCAACAACTCCTACCTCAAAAGATCAATCATTAGGGGTTTTTACAAGATATTTTTGTAAAAAAAGAAATGAATTAAAATACCTAGAAATAGACAAGACCACTTATACTAAATTATTCACCCAAGATAAAACCATAGCCTGGGACCTATATGCCCCAGAAAAAACACTTTGGTATATTAAAGGAGACAAAGAACAAATCTATAAAGCAAATAAAGGTTTAATTTCTTTAATTGAGCAGCAACAAAAATGGTATGGGTTTACTCAATTTTTTCAAGATAAATTTTTAAAATATTATTTGGAATCTTAAAATTAAATTAGTATCTTTAAAGCATGTATTGGCTTATAGAAGATATTAAACATATAGAAACACTTTGTCGTATAAAACACCAATTTGCGTACGTTGATGTGATTCCTTGCTCACACACACTTCACCCTGTTGAAAACAGTGTATGTGCTATTTATCTTAGACCAAGAGACGATTCAAAAGGATACATTATACCTGTTAACCATAGTGAAACTATAAATTTTGAATTAGAAGAAGTAGAAAAGGTATTAAACAGTATAGAAAATATTTATGTAAGAGATAGAAAAGAGTTTTTACATTATTTTCCTATTAAACACTGTTACCAATCCTCACCCTCCCCACATACGTATATACCTCAATTAACAACGGCTCATACTCAAATTTACAATAGATTTCCCGATATTAAGAATCTAAACACAATTATCCCGATTGTAAAACACTATGAGGTATGTGAGCAAAACTATTTAAATTTTGATCCTAAAGAAATAAACCCGTTTTACAACAAAGCAGCATTGGTGTTTAATCAACTAGAACGAGCGGGAATAAAAGTGGATCAAGCTAAATTCGAGCAATACTTCGATAAAGAAGCAAACGAGTTTATCTACACGCAATATAACCTAAACACATTAACAACAAGACCCTCAAATACATTTAATAACCTAAATTTTTCAGCTTTAAACAAAGACAATGGAGAAAGAGAATGCTTTATCCCCCGCAACAACGCTTTTATTGAAATGGATATTTCTGCTTATCACCCTACCCTTCTTGCTAATCTATTGGATTATACTTTTGATAGTGATGATATTCATGGGAATTTTGCTCAAATGTATAACGTGGACTATGCCAAAGCAAAAGAGATCACGTTTAAACAAATTTACGGCGGAATCTGGAAAGAATATGAAGATTTAGAATTTTTTAGCAAAGTAAAAGCATATACAGATGATTTGTGGAATTCATTTAACTATAATGGATACATTAGATGTCCGATTTCAAATCATAGATTTTTGAAAAATGATTTAGAAAACATGAACCCTCAAAAGCTTTTGAATTATGTTTTACAAAACTTGGAGACCGCAAATAATGTTTGTATATTGTATGATATTTTTAAAGTATTACGAGGGAAAAATACTAAACTTGTATTATATGTTTACGATTCATTTTTATTTGATTTTGATGAAAATGAAAAAGCCGTAATGCTTCAAATATTAGGAATATTTAACAAATATAAATTACAAACCAAAATTAAAAAAGGTAAAAATTACAATTTTAAGTAAAAACAGTTATGTATAACACTCTCGAACAACCTCGTCATATGTATTATCAGTATGATTTTGATCAACTACTAGATTTTGCATCAATGAACAATAGACTATTTTGTACTTTCACGGCTTTAAGTGACTTAGAAGCACTTATTGACGAGTTGTCTCACAAATATGTGATAATGTATGACAAAATGTTTGTTCTGCATGTTAAAAGTAACAATGAATACGTTGTAACATACAATGTTGATCAAGGAAATGTAAATGACATTCCGGACAATACAATTCTGGTACACAGAAAAAAAGAATCAAACACACTTTATACCATAAACGCTCTAAACGAGTTAATCAAAAGATTAAATGGTGGGGTAGTAGACACAAAATACCCAGTGAATTGGCAACACTATAAAAATTGTATACTGTTGACCCAACACAATGAAATTAAACAATTGAATACAAAGATTTATCAAATCATTGAATTGTGAAAGAACATCTTCGTATGCAATTTTTAGCTGGTGTTATTGCTGAAAGTGAATATAAAGCTAAATTAAATGAAATTGATAATTCTAAATTAGTTATTTATTTATATGATCAAATAAGAAGTAGTTGGAAAGGTAGCACCTTGATAGATTCAGTACCATACTCTATTCTATATGTAGAATATAAAGAATCATTTGCTGATGTACGTGAATATAATAAAGATGGTTCCCCTTCAGTTTTTTCTGAAAAAACTAAAGACTTTTTATCTTCTTATTTTAACAAACTTAATATAAAACACCAAATATACACCCCAGAAATATTTGGAGGAACCGGGTGGGGAATTCGTTTATTAGATTTAGACCAAAACCCAAACATAGAATTAATATTTACAGATGAACCACCAAATTTTACTCCTAATAAAAAAGAAAAAGCTGATCTTAAAATACTAGATTTTTTCATAAAAAGAGACACCCCAGATTGGAATGATGATGGTGCAACATGGTGGGGTGGTACCGATGATGTTTATGATTTTGGTGGGGGAGATGGCCCTATAAGCCCCGAAGCTGTTGTAGTTGATATTTATTTAACCCCCAACCAGAAAAAAAATCCTTCAAAGTTTATAGAAGCAGACTTAAGTAAATATATTAAATTACCCCCTAAAAAAATAATTAATATTTCCTCAGCAGTAGCCCAAATAAATTCTCCTAATAATTTATCTAAAACTATTAAACATGCTTTAAAACCTGGGGGGATTTTAGTCATACACGATCACATAGGAGCAGTTCAAGATCTTTTAAAATATTTAAAAGATTTTAAACTTTTAGAAATTCACTATGATGAAGCAGAAGACCCTGAAAACATTACTCCCTCAGATCAAGTCTTTGTAGTTTTAAAAAAATAATTGGATTATTGAATAAAGGTTATTATATTACAGTTGTAAACAAATTAAATTAAGTTATACTATGAATCTAGATGCAATCAAGAAAAAACTTGAGTCGATGCAAAAGACCTCTAATGGAGGATCTAACAACAATTCAAGCAATGTCAAGCGTTTTAAACCAACGGTTGGAAAACAAACGGTTCGTGTTGTGCCGTTCAAATACAACAAAGAATTTCCTTTCACAGAAATGCGTTTTTACTATGGAATTGGTTCCAAGAAAGTAATTGCATCTCCTTTGAACTGGGGTGAAAAAGATCCAATTGCTGAATTTGCAAAGCAATTGCGTGGTACAAATGACAAAGAAAACTGGCGTTTGGCTAAAAAATTGGATCCGAAAACTCGTATTTATGCTCCTGTAATCGTACGTGGTGAAGAGTCTGAAGGTGTTCAATTGTGGGAATTTGGTAAAGAAATTTACGAAGCATTTTTGCAAATGGCAGCTGACGAAGAAGTAGGAGACTTCTCAGACATCATGTCAGGACGTGACATCAAATTAGTTACAGTTGGACCTGAATCTACAGGTACCCAATATAACAAAACATCAATCGCTCCATCAATGAAAACTTCTGCATTGTCTGAAGATTCAAAATTGATTGAGAAATGGTTGGAAGAACAAGAAAACCCACTTGACTTGTACAAGCCACTTGCATTTGATGTAATTAAACAAGCACTTCAAGAATGGTTAAACCCAGAAGAAGAAACTGAAGAAACTACTGAAACCGTAGAAGAAACAGTTGCACCGGCAAAATCAAATTATAGCTTATCAACAAAACCTGCTGTTAAGAAATCTAAAGCAGATTCATTTGATAGCTTGTTTGATAATGACGATGAAGATGCTCCATTTTAATTAATTCAAAATAAGTTATGGCTAGAACAGCAAGAAAATCTCTAACTGAAGCGGCGGGTAAGGAACTAAAATCCGCCTTCAGTTTAGATAAATTTAAAGCAAATAAAGGTTTAGCGTCCAACGTTAAATTTAAAGAGCAAATGTGGATTCCTTTTTCACCTGCTCTCCAAGAAGCATTGTCTATCCCTGGGATTCCTATGGGTCACAATTCAATGGTTCGAGGAAAATCAAATACTGGTAAATCTACTATGACTATTGAAGTAGCAGTTAATGCTCAAAAGATGGGAATTCTACCTGTATTGATTATCACAGAGATGAAACATGATTGGAATCACTGGAAAACAATGGGATTCGAAATGGAAGACGTTGTTGATGAAGAAACAGGTGAAATTATTGATCAAACTGGATTCTTTATCTATCGAGACAGAAGTTCATTGAATTCAATTGAGGACATTGCAGCGTTTATTATCGATTTGTTAACAGAACAAAAGAAAGGTAATTTACCATATGATTTGCTCTTTATCTGGGATTCAGTAGGTTCGATTCCATGCCAAATGTCAATTGAGCAAGGTAAAAACAACCCAATGTGGAACGCAGGAGCCATTGCAACTCAATTCGGAAACTTTATTAATCAACAGATTGTAATGTCCCGTAAGGAGAGCTCAAAATACACGAATACCTTGTTTATTGTGAACAAAGTAGGTGTTGCTCCTGCCTTAACTCCTATGTCACAACCTAGAATGACAAACAAAGGTGGAGATACATTTTACTATGATGTTTCACTTTGTTTAACATTTGGTAATGTTACAAATGCAGGTACTTCTAAACTTAATGCTGTTAAAGACAAGAAGAAAGTTGAATTTGCATTGCGTACCAAAATTGCTTGTGACAAGAACCACATTAACGGAATTACCACAATGGGAACTATTGTCAGTACAGTACACGGATTCATTAAAGATGATCCAAACGCAATTAAAAAGTACAAAGATGCACACGTTCATGAATGGGCAGACATTTTAGGACAAGGTACTTATACTGTACAAGAAGACAATAGTGAATGGGATGAAAAAGCACCTACACCAGATTTATTTGAAAACGAAGATTAAGACATGAAAAAAGACCTCTTAAACCTCCTCAATAATATACAAGAAGACGGAGAAGAATTGCCAACATACGAACGCTACCTTTTAATAGATGGACTGAACTTATTTTTTAGAAATTTTAGTGCTATAAACGCTGTAAATTCAAACGGAGTCCATGTAGGAGGTTTAGGAGGATTTTTTCGCTCTTTGGGTGCTTTAATTCGTACTATTAACCCAACACAAGTTTATGTTGTATTTGATGGACCTGGTTC